GTTCCAATGGGGATTCCACACATGACTTAACTCAACTGTGCCGCGGCAATGTTTAACGAACTTGCCTCTTCGTGATTCACCAAATCATGGACGACACAACTGAAAGTCATGTCGCTACTTAGTATACCAAGCAAGAATCTACATACTGTAACCTCGTATGTTAGTTGGTTTTGGTGAAGATCTGATCTTCTTCGGACCAAGTACCAGAAAAGGATAACTCCGGTGATCGGTCAACGGCCGATCCCATATGTAGGATATTCTCCCATACAGCGTACCTCGCAGAAGCTTGATGATAAATATCATCAAAGTCTGCAACTCGTGATTTGGTCTGTTCCCCCAGGACCTGTTCGGGTTTTATAGGAAGATTACGCTCAGCGTCTAGAAGGAAACCCCATAACACTTCTAACGGAGTTGACATTTTGGTTTCAAATAAATCAACTGTCATACCGGGACTGCTGTGAAGACTAATTATCTTCAAAATAATAGAGTAATATGTCTCCTCCCACTCCAACAAAAGAGCTAATTTCTTTCCGAAATTAGTATATCTCTTTAAAATTGGTCGGAGAAAGGACGTTGCTCTGGGTAAGAACAACTCAGGATTTGTGATACTACCATCTAGGCCAAAGACCGCATCGGTCTTCCAATGGTCATAGATTGGTTGGATTATTAAAAATCTGGATTGCACTGTCTTAGCTTTAAGCAAGACAATTGCAAGTACGATTTCGTTTAATCGTGGAGAGTCTTTCTTCAACGCCCTATGTAAAAAGGCTTCTAGTGACTCACTGAAAAGGGATGCACCCCCTCCTATGAGGGCTGCATATCCAAAAACAGAAAGGTTATGTCCTACTCCCATAACTGAATCCTTATTTAATAAATTTGGAATCGGGAAATGGTCAAGTTGGGCACAAACCGTCATTAAGACAGTTCGGACGGCATAGTGGATACCCTTACCTGATTTCAGGTAACCCAATGTCTGTTTGTATACAGACTCAGGCAGTACTGACCGAAGTAAAGAGCCTAACCATCCGTTAGATGATAGGGAAATGTGACCACGTTTAATTAAACGTAATCCCATCTCTATTCGGGTACCAGGTGATCGAGCCGATATCTCTTCCTTAAAAGAAATAGGAGAGAGATTCTCGGAGGCTAGATACGACTGACCAGCGAAGTTGAGGAAACCTTCCATGCTTTCGAAACTCTTTGGTAATCCTATGGATATACCTAGAGCTCTACACACGACAAGATAACGATCAGCGACACCCTCATCAGCAATAATAATATCATCACCTAAGACTAAATAGTCGTTAAACCAATTAAATCTATTCTCGAAACCTCCCCACTGTATACTATAAGCACAATATTGCACTATAGCGTGGTGGAGTAGAGACATGCAAGCCCAGGAGCTAAGAGCACCCATGGGTTGACCGCGACGGTACCGCACGTGCGTTCCCCATCGATACCGCGAGGCATCTTTGGAAATTGCAACGTCACGGTCCTGAAGCAAGTCCGCCCATGCATCGGTGATCTCACCTCCCAGAATTGGAGTAAGCAAAATACGGTATAATACCATTGATATACTCTCCGTTGCAGCCTTTAAATCATAGGAAGCAATGTATTTATAGCCCTTATCCGCAAAGGATTTGAGGCCTCCATCTTGATCAAATGTTGCATCAGATGGGATATTACGTAAAAATTTAAAAATAAGATCATGTATAGGGAGTAGTACATGTTGGGAAACCCAATCAAACATAACTATGGTTCTAACTTTACCTGCGGGTTCGTATAAGTTACTTATGCGGGCAAGATCGAGACCACCATCAACCGGTAATCGACACCAAATTGGTTCGAGAAACGGGGGACGGGGATCCCGAATTTTGTCAACATCAAGATACGAATACTCACCACGTACATATTGTTTGAACTCATAGGGTACCGTGGGAGGCATATAAGGATTATCCTTATTATACTTCCTTGTGCCATCAGGTAATTTCTCAGCAAGGTTCACCAACTTCTTTTCACTCGGACCCTTTGGCCCTTTAGGCCAAGGATCAGGGTTTAAATTAGGGGCGTACGTTGTTAAGGGGTTACCAAGAATGGTCGCTACCTGTTTGAAATCAATTAATTTAATCTCGTCAAGCAATCCCGTTATGGCAGGTCGGGCACGAAAATCCTTAGTGAGAAGTAGTAACCGTCCCCAGGGAAGAACCTTTTCGATAGTGGCGAGGTTATGAGTACACCAAGCAAGAAATCCTCTAAGAGGATGTGCTGGGTAATCCAACCACTCCGCCATCGAAAGTTTCAATTCCGCGGGAGGTTTGACGGTGATAGTTCTACCATCAAAATAACCGAGCAAGTGACCCGCTCGGACTAGCCATGCTAGGAGATCCCAATGAGCTGTCGTTAGGGAAGGCCCGTTAGGCCCACCCTTTAAGGAGATATAAGTTTCCTTAGTTCTTATGACCGACGGATCAACAGGATATCGATCGCACGGCACGTCCATCGAATCTCGATAGGGCGGTAAATGCCGGTGAAAGATACTTAAAGAGAAGTCGAGGAAATCCTCCAATATTGAATTATTATCTTCATCAATAGGAGCGCGGGTGACGGACCGGTAGTCCGGAGCATCCCACTCTCCTCGAAGTCCCTTGTACATACCTAATATGGATGTCCAAGCGCGAATAGCGGTAGTGCATTTTGCACGTATGGCATGACGAGTTGAGGAAGGGAGTGCTGCTGGGAGACCGTGTCTAAGTCGAATACGAATACCCAACGGTTTCGTGGACTGCAGCTTCGTACCAGAGACATATGTCAAAAGTACATGAAGATAAAGCTTTAATCTTAGAATAACACATTGAATACCATTATTACGATATAAACAAAGCATATGGGATGAGAAATCAACTATCGCTCCGTTGTAACCCTTAGCGGTACCTAGACCAAAGAGCCGAAAATGGAGAATATTTCCCCATTTCCGTATTATGTTGATGAAATTTCTTTCATTTACAACGATCATAGACCCAAACCTAACCATTTTATCCTTCCGACCCTTTGATGTCAAAATGTCCAGGGCACCAATGGTGCTTGTATCTGGAGGATTTGAAGGGGATGAGGTTGGATTATTAATAATATTACCGGAAGGTCCGATTGTAACCTTAGGTTCCTCAGCAACAGCTGATGGGACAGAAGGTCCAACGGATTTTTTCTCTGATATATAATTTCCTTCTTTATCTTTAGACAAAGTAAGGAATGAGAGAAAGGGGGTTGAAAACATGTATCGCAGTCGTTCTCTACGGCCAATCCTAGTTGAAAAGTCTATATCCTGATTTACGAACCCCTCAAAAGGGGGGGAGTTTTTAGGGGGCAGATCACTGGGATCGGATACGGGAGCACTTTTCGGAGTGGCAAGAACGATTAAAGGGTAGTCATTGGACATACAAACCCGCGATTGGATTATATATTCCTTTGACGATAGGTAAAGGATGGAGTCTGCGTCCATAGGATCCACGACAGCATACTTCCCAGCCTGCACGTCAGCCCAGATTACCTGCTTATATAAGCGGTGTGTGGGATCCTGGGCAGCAGTGGGGGATGTGTGGAGAGGACGAACTGTCCATTTTGGATATTGAAAATTGAAGAAATTCATATTATTAATATTTTAAAATGGGCATGTTTAGATCTACTCCTCTTTCCTCGTGAGAGGGGAGCAGATCGCCTCGGCAGGCGCTAACTGAGGTTAGTTTCATATACGATAAATTAATAGCATATAATCCCAATAACCTGCTACTATAATGTCTATATAATCAGATATCCAAAGGATATCGATATTACTTTTCGGGCCTGGTGTGTGCGTAACTAACAATCCGTGCCTATGGAATCCCAGAAAGAACTTCTGCGGACCCTAGGATATGGAAACCGTTGGCCAATCACTCACTGTGCTGGAAAAGCAACACAGATATAGACTAAGTTCAAATCACTGAACTTCAAATATCCCCCGCAAGGGGCACATTGTCCAATATAACATGTTTATCCGCACCGTATTTATTACATACCCAATGTATATAACAAAATCGGGATTGGCATGGTTCGCGACTTCAGATTGGCAAGAGCTAGATTTCTAATCTACCCTTCGGGAAGGTTAGCCTCTCCAGCAGGCGTCACTAAGAATACTCGCAATCAGACACCAAGAGCTTAGGTATTTCCCAGTACAATTAAGTAAACTTAACTGGCCTAGAGCAAACCGATAAGAACTGAGGTACATGATTACATAAACATCATAGTAACCGAAATCCATCTCAAATGTAGAGTATGGCTCACATCCTAATACGGATAGGAAACGGGAAGGTCCCACTGAGGATTACACGGACAAGGTACAGCAAAGTTTTAATATGATCGTCAGTATGTGGGTTGTACCCCATCAGCACCATATTAATAGGTGACCCTCTGATACTATCTCAGGTACTGAAAACCTTATACACGCCTGATCTTCGTTAAAGATCACACATGTCTTTGTTTAGCTTGGCGTCATCACAACAGCCAGTTGTGATTGTCTCCAATCTCTAGACAGGTGTTTGTGTCCACCCGTGAGGGGAAACACAACAAATCAAACAGTAGATTCTGTCTAATCGTTGGTTTCATTCTACACAAGGTAGACCAGTGACAACCAGTCATTGAGCGGAGGTGCAACCCCTCCTG